CAATTGCCGTCAATCTCGTGATTCAAATATCTAGCGTCGCCATAAACTCCTTTGAATTTGACTATATATCTAGCCTCTTTCTCGACCTCATACCCAAACTGGTGCATGTTTACGAGGGTTGTGATAAACGTTTTTTTATTACCCTCCGCCCACGCTTTAAATTCTTCCCGATAGCAATCCGTTGAATTCATGGCAAGGTCGTATACTAAACCGCACAAATTTAAGTCAAGATTTCGTTTATTCCCCTCATACCAATCCGCCACGTATTGAGGCACTACTGGTTTAGGGAAAAAAGAATCATATAGGTCTTCTGCATGAGCTATCGAAAGGCGTCCCGCTGTTGCTAGTTTCTGTACTGCTTCATCCTTATTCATCATCGTTAGTTCTCCTTGTAAATAATCAGTGCTGATGTATGGTAATATGTAGCACTAACACCACTGTCGGCCACGCTGGAGACATTTGACTGATATTTGATATCAATGATTTCAATTTGTGGATTCTCTTCGATAAACCCATTAATCAAATCGTCGATTTCTTGGTAATTAGTAAATCCATATTCAACCTCTAACCACTTCGTTCTAATCATCTACTTCCACCATCCAGACAGTGGCATCCACTGCCATGCTTAACTTTCTCAACACTTCAACGTGTTTCAGTGCCTTGTTCTTATCTGTGAAATGGCACTCCTTAACATCATCCATTGTGCGTGCTACTCGTACTATCCACCGCATTCGACTAATTCCACCTTATATTTCTTAGCATTGCGATATTTCACACCTCGTAAACGGTGTAATTCGTTAATCGCATCATTCTTATTACTGAAGACATGCTCACTGTCTTCCATGTTGTCGTAATAGACGATTACCTTGTATTTCATATCTCTACTAATCTCCTTCCATTATCCGATGTTCTGCGAGCATACACCGGCGTGCCATAGTAACCGATTGTGCTAGCTGACACACCCAATTGTGCAGCAATTTCACGCTTAGTACCCATTGCCAGCAATTCCTCACCTTTGTATAAGGCATACTCTTTTACTTGCATAATTCCATCATCCTCGTTAGTAATTCCCCATCCGGTAACTGCTCCATCGTTAAGATACGATTGAGTTTCTTTGCACTGATTCCTAGTTTAATTGCCACTGCACCTTTCTTTTGATGCGTGGTATAGAACCAATGACTAAAAACTTCCACACGTTCTAACACCGTTACCGATTTATCGTATGGCTTTGGTGCATATTCAACACCAGCCTTGCGATCATTCCATCGTTTTACCATCGACTATATCCATAGCCTCCTTAACACTCCTTGCCACACCTACGAGTGCCCCTCGTTTACGCATGGCATCCATAAATTTTTTCTGGTCGTCTCTCACTCGACCTTTTTCATTCTTCACCTCGATGAAAAATATCTGCCCGTCTGGTCTAAATCCGAATAGGTCACAAAACCCCTTCGGTGCCCCCGTATCGAACCAACGTCCGTCTGCCATTCTGACTTTACCAACGTTAATCCGAAATACCATGTACCCAGCTTTCGATAATTCCACTCGGATTTGGTTTTGAATACTATGTTCAGAACTCACTAAATAGTTACCTTTCTTTTTTTTAGAACAGTAACCGTCTGAAATCCAGTGATATCAACGGTTTTGACTGTTTTTTTGCCAATTCGTTACCGTTACCGTTATAAGCTCTACTTATATATACTTTATTTATTTATTTATTTATTATTTCAATATATAAATAAGGTAACAAGGTAACTAAGTAGAGCTAAACGGTATGGTTAAAGGGTTTGCAAGGGTTACCGTATGCCATTTTTTACGGTAACCTAAACGGTAACGGTAACTTTTTCATAGCAAACCGTAGCGGTATCACGTTCTTCATCCGACCAAGAAAATGTGTAGTAATGTTTCGGAACATCGATTGAAGGGATAAACCCTTTTCCCGGTTTTGAACGTTTTTTAACCCATTCAGACGGCACTACTTTAGCCAATTGATTTTCAAACTTGCGTTTTGTCAATTTAGTAACGCCTTCTTCCTTGCACCATTCTTGATACAACCACCACAAAAACCTTGAGGGTAGCCGAGTGGATTCGAATTTATCGAACCATTCAACCACGAATGATTTAACCGTGTCGTTGCTTTCCTTGAAATCTTCCAAGGCTTCAATAGATGCTTGCGGTTCATCAAATCGAGCGAATGACATTTCTAGCGCTTTCTTCAAAACATATTCGAGAACATCCTTACGATAAATGTAATCGTCTTTGATTGCCCAATTATCATCCTTGGTACTGAATGACTTTTTAAATGGTATGATTACAAAACGTCGATACGTCCCGTTCGTTTTATTTTTAAAACGTGGCAACTCATTTGTGGACTGAATAACCGTCTTCTTAAACACCGTGGTATAAGGTTGTTTGTTCTTTTCCTCGACCAATACTGGCTCACCGGTCACGACCGAGTTAAAGTTGGAAGATTCATCCACATATATCCCCGCTTGCACATCATCACCGATAACGACAGTTTTTCCTTCAATCATCGAAAGTGAGAAACGTTCTGAGAATTGGTTAAGTTTCAAACTAGCGATATTCTTAATGCCGACAAGGTTAGTAATGAGTTGCTGCACTGTTCCCTTACCGTCATTACCCTCACCGACAAACCAGATTGATTTTCTGTAAGAGTAGTTCCCGTTGAGACTCGCAGAAATAACTTGCCAGATTAGTTTTACAAGGTCTTTATCTCCACTCATGAGGTCTAGTAACCAACTATCGACATCCCAACCGTCAATCACTGGCGATTCGGCGAATTGGTCGTAAGAGGTAGCGATTGTTGAAAAAGCTACAAACTCATGCGTGAATGGTTTTAAGATACGTTCCTTTTTGTCGTAGATACCATTTTTTACGAGGATAAAACGGTTAGGTTCTTCAAACTCACCGACTGCAAAATTACAAGAAAAACCTTCTCGTTGGTTAACTCTGGTAGTCGATGCAAGCATGAATAGAACGTTTTTAGCCTGGGTTTCGTTAAAGTTTGGCTCTAATAGTCGGATGACCCGGTAAGCAAAACTAGGGTCTTTGTGGTAGTAACCTTTATCTGGGTCATAAATAGCCACACGATCATTAGGAAGGTTGATGATATAGAGGATTTCTTCCATTCCTTCCGCCACTGCCAATTCAGTTAGGCGGGTAGGTGGATTTTCTTTCTTTTCCTCCACACCATATTGGTTTGGTTTCTTCCATGATGCTTTCTCTAGCCATATTTCACGGTAGTTTTTACATGCTAAACGGATTTCTCGCCAATCATTAGGCTTTTTAAGGAACACGGGACGGTCAACGACTCTTTCCTTGTATTCTTCAGTAATCCGTTGAATGTGTGGCGGTATTTTCATGTTTGTTGTCTCTGTCCTTTCTAAGCATACTTGTAAACGTCCTGTCGAACTCGCTTTCTGGCAAGCTCTCTGGGGTGTAGTGATTAGCGATTTTAGCTAACAAATAAACTGCATCAACGTCTACCCCACGAATTAGCAAACCACCGACGAAACTAGTTAGGGCATTATTCCGCCCACCTTTATCACCAAAACCGAAAACGATTTGCTCGAATAATTTAGCGGTTTTGTTTGAAAACTCACCTTTTTTATAGTTGGTCGAAAAACTCAAAGGTTTGTATTCTTGCTCCGATTTCAGAATATCAACTATTTCTTTAGGGGCTTCAGCTATCGTGTCGGTATCTTTGTTCCAAGAATACTTCCCTTTCGGGTTATTGCTTGGTGCTACTAAAATGTAATTGTTGTTGTTTGCCTTAATATCAATACCAGGTTTAACTCGAATATCTTGGCTAATGTTTACGCCTTTTGGTTTTTTCAAGAAAATGTGTTTCCCACCAGAGGGCGTATTAGCCGTTAATGTTTTCGGTATGTACTTAGACAGCTCCCAATCTTCTAAAGACTGGTAGCCATCTTCGCTTTCTGAAACATCGATATCGATAACAAAGAAGTCAGTCGTCCGTAGTGCAATGTTAGCGTCTGGGTGTTCGTGCCACAAACGTTTCACTTCGTCTTCACTAAACGTTTTATCTTTAAATTTAGTGACCGCACGTTTACTCGTTTTATCTATTGGGATGACCGAAAAACCTAGTTTTTGATAATGAAGGGCGTAATCTACCATCCCTACCATAGCTTTAGAACGGCAAATCTAGGTCTGAAACTTCGGGTGCCTTTTCTGATTTTGCAGAATAAGGCGGCAATTCTGATTGTTCACGTTTTTTAACACGCAAGTTTTCGTAAACCTTGCCATTCCATTCTGAAGTTTCGTTTTCAACCGTAACTTTCATAGACTTACCTTTGATAAGATCTAGGAATTGTTCGATTGTTTGAATGTCGGTTTTTTCTGGAATTTTAGCAGCCTTACAATACATTTGAAGTACCCATTCTGGATATTGCAATGTGCTTTTATTGACATATACCTTGTCAAAAATCAGATTGTTACGGAATTTTTGTTGATAATCATCACGGATTTTAAGACGAATATCCAAGAAATCAGTTCCGCTTTGCGTTGCTGATTGTTCAGCTTGTGATACATAGACTTCATAAGTTCCGTTTTCGATTGCTGCGAATTGTTCTGCTGCTTCATAATTTACTGAAAGAATTCCCATAGTTTTTTTATCTCCAAATCTTTAATTCATTTTGTTTGTGCCACAACCAACCTGGTTGATAGCCATTGAGGATACGAAACGCTTTAAGTTCCGCTAGGTTTTTACAACGTGTGTAGTTTTTCTTGTAGGTCTTGACTCTGCGGTAAATTTCCGCTTCTTCTTTTTTGACCTCTACCATTTCACCTTGGATAGAAACAAATTCCATGCCTTGGTTGATTTCCTTTAACTCGATATCAACGCTTTCTTGTTCGACATCTCTGGTTTCTTTTTTCTTAACAACTACCGCTCCACAATAGGGGCAGTTCCCATCAATTAATTGATCCCGCCAAAACGTTGCGAAACAATCTTCACAAGTAACGGTTGATTTCTCACTGTTACTCTTGCTAGCTTTTACACCTTCCAATGTCCACTCACGGTCATCGTTTGGCAATCCGTGGGTGTTGTAATTCCCAACGTGGTCGATTAAGATTGCTCTTTTACCTTCTCTGGGATTTAACGCCCTCATGGCGAACTGTAAATACAGTGATAATGATTTAGTAGGTCGGAGCATGATACAGACATCAACGTCTGGAAGGTCGATACCCTCGGTGAATAGGTTGACGTTTACCATAATCATTAGCTCGCCATTTCTAAATCGTTCCATCGCTTCAGCACGCTCTTTTTTAGGTGTTTTACCCGAAACGATAGCAGCACTATAACCGTGCTCGTTAAACCGCTTGGCTACTCGTTCAGCATATTCCACATTATGAACATATACGATGGCTTGCTTGCCTTCCGCTAAACGCTTGTAGTGGTCGATATAATCACCGTAGGTTGCTGCCGACGATTCGAACGCACTGTCTATGGATTGATTGGTGTACTCACCCGAACGGGTTTTGAGTTTGTCTAAATCTAGTAGGTTGATTGAGTAGTAACTAAACTCCGAAATATTCCCGTTCTCTTGAAGCCATTTAACTGATTTACCTTTGACTAAGTCTTCAGCTAAATCATGGAAACCAGCTCCATCTAGTCGAATAGGTGTGCCAGTGAAAAACAGTTGGGTTGCATCTTTGAAATAAGTTAAGATACTCTGATATTGTTTGGCTTTGATATGATGGGCTTCATCAACTAATATCACATCGAATTTAGGCAGTTTATCTAGTTTTTTAACAAGACTCCCTACCGTTCCGATGGTGACATTATCAAGGTTGACGCCACCACGTTTAAAGGTTTCTACTACTTGCTCGTTAATCTCCTTTCGGTGACTAAAGAACAAGACTTTTTTATTTTTATCTGTGGCATTTTTAGCAATGTAAGCCATTACTACTGTCTTGCCACTTCGAGGGGGCGATTGAACCATGATTTTGCGATTACCTCGCTTCATGGATTCGATAATGTCAGTTATCAGTTCCTTCTGGTAATCCCGTAGCGAAAAGCTCATCTACCTTACACCCCTTTCGCTCATCGAGACGATTTTTGGCGTAGACACTCGCTGACGGTTGCAAGATAAACCCTCTCACTTCCTCACCATCTTCAGTGGTTTTTTTGACAAGTCGAGCCACCACGTCGGTTAGACCGAGGAAGTTATTCAAAATTTTTGAGCGAATATCTGGCATGGCACGGTTGTAAATAATGCCGTTTTCGTCCGTCCACTGATCAGAGGTCTCCCATGCGATAAACACGATTCGTTTGTTGAGTTGCAACAAAGCTCGTAAGCTATCTAGGATAGTGAAATCGACACGTTGGTAGTCAGCTTGTGAAGGTACACGGTTGTTATTGCCTTCACGCCCTAAATTAGATAGGCACGCTCGGAACAGTTCTGAAACATTATCAACTACGATAGTGTCGTATGGTTGCCCAGCTCCTTTTAAGAGCTCTTTGACGATTGTTAACCATTCATCCCAAATTTTATGAGTGTCCACGTCTGCGATATCAATATTCTTGCAACCGCTTAACACCTTAGCTGATTTATCAATATTGATAACCAGTGTCTTGCCAGGAATGTGTTTGACCGCTGAAGTCTTACCAAACCCTGGATTCCCATAAATCAGATAACAAGCATCGTTATTTTTTAATTCTGTCGCTTTTGTAATTTTCATCGGATACTTAAATTTCTCCTTTCTTCAATGTGAGCACCTCGGATAGTTTTACCGCTATTAAGTAGCTCTTTAATCGTTTTCTTGTCTGGCTTGTAGCTAACGATTTGATACTTCTTAGGAAGTTTATCTTCGTCCACTACTACCGCTTTCGATTTACGGAAGCCAACTTTAAAGAGAGTGGTGTCTAACTTATCGTGCCGAGTTAAATTCATAGCGTCCGAGATACTATTTTTAATTCTCTCGACTGCTTTTTCTTCGCTTGATTTCAAAGCTTGCAATCGCTTGATTTCAGCTTTATAGGCTTCAATCCGTGCGTCTTTATTTCGAATAACCTTGATACAGTTTTCAATTTTTTCTGAGAAATCATGTTCCCAATCAATCGAATCCAAGGTGTCGAGTTTTGTTTCATCGTCCACATCCATTTCATCGATTTCTAGGAAAATTCCTGTTAATTCGTATAGTTTTGCCACATTTAATGCCTACCCTCCCACCGCTGCTAATTATTTAATTGATTAGTTTTTTCAAAAATGCTTTGATTTCGTCTCTTGTAACTTCTTCACGCTCCGTGCGTTCAAAGTCCGAACCGTCAAGCTTAGTTACGTTGTATTCAGCTTCTACGATAAGGACTTCGCAGCCCATCACTTCGGCAAGCTTGTCGAGCTCATTTTTTTGTTCTTCGTACGGTTCAAGCGGCAAGAATAGCGCTTTCTCCAAGCGATCAGTAAATACTGCTGTAAACACTAGGCTTCCTTTGTCCTTGTAACTTTCAAGGAATCCATCTTTTTCAGCGCTATAAAATACGACTTGTTTATTGTTTTCTTTCATGATTATTCCCCTTTTTCTTCGTTGTATTTTTTAAAGCTCAATGTCAAACCTGTGATACCAGCAGCGATAACCAAGAGACCAAGAGTTGACGTGATACCCTCTTTCTCCCCAGTGTTAGGCAGAACGCCGCCGTAAACCGTCGTATTTGCCACCTCTTTTGGCTCAGAATCGTTTTTATAAACGACCTCGGTAATTTCTACCTTGTCCAATTTCGGAGCGTCTACGGGCTTATTAGGCACCTCTTTCGGTGTCGCCGGTTTTTCCGGTGTTGGTTTAGTTGGTTCCTCTGGGATTTCCAACTCTGGCAAGTCCAAGATAGGTGCATCGTTTGGCACCACTCCACCTTCAAATGGTGGAAGCTCACGTTCTTCTGGGATGCCCGGAATACCGCCTTGGAATTCTGGCTTGTCGTGAATAGGTGCTTCATTAGGCACTGTGCCGCCGTTCCATTCTGGAAGCTCACGCACTTCTGGAATTCCGGGGATGCCACCTTGAAATTCTGGGATGTCAACTTTTGGAGCTTCACGAGGGATTTCAAACGTTGGCTCCGGTTTGTTCTCGCCGCTGGCATCACCTTTACCACCTACTAATTGAATCTTCGTATATGAGACAGCACCGTCTGATTCAGCTTTTAGCTCAATCTTGTTAGTCGGGTTTGTACTGTCCTTAACAGCATTTACAAGCTTAGTCTTGTAGTACAAGTAAACCATGTGGTCTAAACGATCCATTTTGATTTCAAAGCCATGTTCTGATTTTGAGATAGACTTAACTAAGTCCATAGCTGAACCTTTATCAACCCACGGATCTAAACTTTCAATGTTCTTGATTTCAAAGTAATCATCAACTAACTTTTGATTATCGCTCATGGTATCAATGATCGATACATAGTTTAGTACACGTTTTGCATAGTTAACACGAGCTGTCCAATTGATTACAGTAGGGTCTTCTTTATCTTGGAATCCCCATTTAGCAATCAATTCATCTTTGCCAATGACTTGCTCTGAACCAATATTAGCTGTTACCACAGTTCCGTTAAAGTTGACATTTACTGGCTTGCCAGATACAACTTTATCTGTCCAACTTGCATCTAGTTTCAAGTTCATGATCTTATTCAAAGGGTGTGATTTGAAATAGTCATTGAATACAGTTGTCACCTTGTTAGTGGTAGCATCCGCTGTAGCTTTACCAACGACTGCTTTTTCTGGGTTATGAACGTCAAACTCGTAAGAGGTTTGGAATTTCACTTCTTGAGGCAAGTCAAAAGTAACTTTGTCCCCCTCGTTAACCGGCACGTTGTCTGGAATTTGAATATCTTTGTACTCAACTTCAAACGGGCTATATTTACCATTACCATTCGGGAAAGTAACCTCAACGTTAGGGTTTTCAACGTTGATAGTAGTGTCTGTTTTAGTCACTGTAGTAGGTGCTGTTTCTGTAGCAACCGCTGGAGTTTCTACCGCTGGAGTAGTTTCGACTGGCGCTGGTGCCAAAAATTTTGGTGTTTCTGCCACTGTTTCGCTTGGTGTCACCGTAACGTTGCCGGCATTATCTGCCGTGTATACGTTAGCTACTGCTGGTTGAGTATCTACTGTTGTTTCAGTCACTTCATCGGCTGATACTGACCCAGCTCCAATCAATAGAGCCGTGGCAAGTGCGAGCGTGCCACACAATCCAAATGCTTTGCTTTTAGTGAATCCAGTTTTTGCGACTGTTTGAGTGTTGAAAGATTTCATGGTATACTCCTTATATAGATGTTTTTTCTTGCATGGGCCCTAACCCATGCTTTTTTAGTGCTTCAATCCGCACCCATAGCCCACCGTTTCATGTTTTTTCAATGTTTTTTTGGGAAAGATATGTGTGGGTAAAGTTTATATTTTTTGGGGAAAGGTATAAGTTACACTCCACGGTGAGCCGTGGCTACGGATTGAAGATGTTGGTGTTATTTATATTTTGCCAATAGCTCACGCTCACGTTGTTGGCGTGCTTCATATTTGCGTTCGTTTTCCTCGTATGGTGTCCATACTGGTTCGAAGAAATATTCTGGTTCTTGTTTCTCTTTTACAAATAGCCATTTAAGTAGTTTTTTCATTTTTAATTCCTTTCTTCTTTCCCTAACCGCACTAGAGAACTAGTGAGGGTTAAAATATATTTAATTTGATTTTTTAGGAGAGAATTCATAATGTCTTTTGTTTAGTACTGCTTACGTTCCCTCACTAGCTCACTGTTACGGCTAGGGTTATATACTCTAGGCAATCTCTTGCCAGTGTGTGTTAAACCAATCTCTGACGGCATCCCGTGGGTATCTGATTTGTGACCCACGACCTTTATCGATTTTAGGAAAGCCGTCGATGTTGGTTATCCTTAGAAACTCTGTGTAGTTGCCAATTCCTAGCATGGCTTGGCACTGTTTCGCAGTTAAAATCATTGGTAGTGTTTGATCTAAGTCAAACGCTTTTGTTTTATCCGCAATCACTGCCGTTAGCATGCTATCGAACTGGTCAGCTAGCGGTTTGAATGGGTTGTCCATTTTCGTCTCACCTCTTCTTAATCTATACGAAATTTCGTATATCTAGGTTAAAAAAATTTAGGCTTTGACACGTTCGCTGAATAGGTATTCTAATTCATATTCTGGGAAGAACGCCTTCTTAATAGCTACTGTTTCGCCAAAACTAAAATCTGTAACACCGTTGATTTTGCTACGAACCGTGCGGTAATCAACTCCGAGCAAGTCTGCGATGTCTACTAATGTTACGCCTTTACTCTTACGAATTTCTTCAATGTTTTTCATTTGCTTCCTCCTTCCTTAAGCTTGATTTAAGTATATACTAATTTTCGTATACTGTCAACAGAAAAATACGATTTTTTTCACTTTTTTTATTTACCTATACGATTTTCTGTGTTAATATATAGGTAGAAATAAAAATGAGGGTTACAAAAAAATGCAGGCTGAAGAAAGAATTAAAGAACTGATTATAGCTAAATATGGAAACGTTAGAGCTTTTGCGACAGAAAGCGGCATCTCTTATACGACTGTTCGTTCTATTTTAGAACGTGGTATCATGAACGCAAAAGCTGAGAATGTTTTTAAAATCTGTCATTTATTGGGGATTTCACCGGACACACTCGCTGAATGGGGTGTTACGGACGAACCGCAACCAACCAATGCCCACGACATCGATAACATTATAGACAACGCCATGATGTTTGACGGCAAACCGCTAACTGATGATGATAAGCGGGCAATCCGTGGCATAATTGCTGGATATATGAGTAGCAAGGGGGATTGAGGATGAAAGAGATAATCTATCTGGACACAAATTTAGTTAACTCTCTGCTCGCTCAGCAAAACGCTGGGTTGGTCACAAAATTGGTTAATGAAAACAGTGAATCGGACTCTAATGCAGAGGGCGGTTTTGATCAAACTGCAACTTCTGTTTCTGGTGGGGTTTCAACTTTAATCAAGGCAGGCGTTAATCACTCAGCTGTCGAGAACGAAAATTACAATATTGTCTTCTCACGTTCAAACAGAAATCTAATCGAGACAGCATTAGATGATTACTCTCTTGATTTACTACTTCAAGAATTGGAAAATGACAAACTTTTAAAATCTTCCGACTTTCGAGACGGCGACTTTGTCTTCACTGTAGGGAGGTTTGACTTCTTCGACTTTGAACAATTAAAAAATGTCTCCACTTTTGATGAAATTGAAGATATTCTTCCCGAATATAACGATTTTAAAAAGCTTCAGTCCGAATACAAAAGAGTAAAAAATAACACTAGAAAAGAGCAATTAAGAGACGAGATTTCGCATAACGGCTGGAATAACTTAGAGTCCATTCGGTCAATGTCAGCCTATTTCGAAAGGCTATTTCCATCCTCTAACTTGGCCAAAGTATCAAATACTATTAGTGTTTTGCCTAAGGAATTCATGAAGGTTCCAACTGCCCAACTTAGTCTTATGCAGCTCAGCGAAAGACAAATAAAAATACTAGGTATCTGCTCATCTACATTTGATGAACAGACACCTAGCGACTTGTCTATGATGGCTAATAGTATGGAACTTTTGAAGAAAGCACCTACAGCAATTCTTACTATAATGCTTGACTCATTCGGTTTGGTATCAAGTGGTGATTATTTAATTCGTCCTATTGCTATTTATTATGAAGGCTAAAAAGGTGACTATATCTGCTTTCGAAAGACTGTTGCTTAGATTCCAGTCTCGCCTGACCGTCCTTGATTAAGGCATGATTATCTGCCATATTCTTTAAATTACGTTCTGCAATTTTTAAGCGTTGGTCTTCGATAGATTGCTTGTTGCGTTTTATTTGTTTGAAAAATGACAACTAAATCACCCCTCTCTATATAAATTTTAGCAAAAAGATACTTGATAGTAAATACACTAATGGAGGCTCTATGCCTGAAAAAGAATTACTTAAGCAGTTCAACGTGTCTCTTTGTGAGTTTGATTCTAGCCAGTGGCCACGAGATGGGTTTCTAGACCCTGTTAACCGTGTGGTTTACATCAATAGGGATTTACCCGCCGAAATACGTTTAAAGGTAATCCTGCATGAGTTAGGCCATCTAGAGCACGACCCTAAACACTATGAGCGTCTGCGAGAAAAGTATGAGGCTCAGGCAAATAGGAATATGATCCATGAGTTGTTGAAAAACGAAAATCTAGATGATTTTAATTATGTTCACTTCATGGAAAAATATAATCTCACCACAATTTGTGATGAGACCTTTGTAAAAAACGAATATCTAAAAATGATGAGGAATTGATATGAAACTTTTGAAAAAATACAAATGGTATATCTTAACAATTATTGTTTTATTCTGCCTTGGCTTAATATTTGTGCCACGGTCTGGGAAGGAATCAAAGGAAACAAAACAGTCTAAAACTGTCAAAGTAACAAAACACACCACAAAGTCAAGTAAACATAGTTCTTCTTCGACTTCAAAAACTTCTAGTAGTTCAAGTTCAGAACACCCGCAAGAACAGACGCAAACCGAAGCTTCTCAAGCTCAGCAAGAACAGCCTATTGATGGTGTAGGACCTACGCAATCACAAGTAGACCAAGCGACCGAACAATATGGCTATACGCCTGGATATGGTGGAGTACCTTCAGATTCTCCTGAAGTAGCAAGAGAGCAAGCAGATCAACAAGCACGCCAAAACTGGCATGATAGTCAAGTTGAGTGGGCTAAACAACAAGGGTTTATGGATTAACCAAATAAAAAAACCAGTCTTTCGACTGGCTAAACTATCAAGGGAGTGTGTGAGATAAATACCACCACCCTTTTATTATACCATTATAGAGGGACTAACAATGGCATCATACAGAAAACGAGAAAACGGTTGGGAGTATCGGATAAACTACTACGATTCGACTGGAAAACGCAAACCAAAGTCTAAAGGTGGTTTTCGTACTAAATCTGAAGCTATCAAGGCAGCGGCTGAGATGGAGCTGAAAATACAAGACGGCTTGAATGTGGATGAAGATATTACTCTTTACGCTTATTTTAAGCAATGGTGCGAAGTTTATAAAAAAACCACCGTTTCAAAAATAACTTACAAGGCATATATCAATACCCAGCGGAAGATAGAATTATTCTTTGGCGACAAGAAATTAAAATCTGTCACTGCTACTCAATACCAACGTGTGCTGAATAGCTATGCTAAAACTCACGCTCAAGACACTGTGGAACGTTTCAATGTGCATGTTAAGTCGTGCATTGAAATGGCAGTGCATGAGGGATATATCAAGCGTAACTTTTGCAAGTTTGCTAAAATCAACGCTAAAAACAAAGGTCGTGATATTGAAACGAAATTTCTCGAAGTCGAGGAATACGAGCGATTGATCTATGAGACAAGCAAGCATCCAGAATATACTTCCTATGCAGCCCTCTATATCATAGCCAAAACTGGTATCCGTTTTGCTGAGTGTCTAGGGCTAACCGTGGATGATATCAACCGTGATACTGGCATGCTATCCATCAATAAGACGTGGGACTATAAGAACAATACTGGTTTCTTGCCTACAAAAACCAAAAGCAGTATCCGTGAGATACCGCTTGACGATGAATTTATCAATTTTATCGACCAACTGCCATCTACCGAAGATGGTAGACTGCTACCTTCACTGTCCAATAATGCCGTCAATAAAACTTTACGGAAAATTGTCGGGCGTGAAGTACGTGTCCACTCGTTAAGGCACACCTACGCTAGCTATTTAATAGCCCATGATATTGATTTAATTTCTGTATCGCAAGTTTTAGGGCATGAAAATCTAAACATAACGCTGGAAGTTTATGCCCATCAATTGCAAGAGCAGAAATCACGAAACGACGAAAAGATAAAACAAATGTGGACAGAATGTGGACAAAACGCTTTAAAACCGCATGGTTAAAGGCTTAAAAATGTCCCCTGCCAACGAAAAGATATAAAATATAGAAATAAATAAAAGCTATAAAGACTTAATTTAACAAGGTTTTTATAGCTTTTATTTTTATTTATTTTCGTAGATTTTTGAAAAAGGTGGACAGAAATGTGGACAAAAAAATAAGAGCCACGAGTTTCCTCGTAGCTCTCATCAACGAATAACCCTGGACGCTATCACCCATCAGTAGAGGATACTCGTAAAGTTTATTACCGTATTTATATTATACCACAATCCGAATTTATAACAAATAAAAAACCAACCCCACA